CGGTAATTGTAAAGGCTAACTCAGCAGCCAGTGAGGTGCGGAGAAGGCGCACAAAGTAATTTGGCATTTTGCTTTCATCGATTGTACCTTGGTAGTCGATAAAGACCTTCTCGAAATTTGTGTATAACTGATCGCCGTAAACTTCCCATCCATACCGAACCGGGTTCTCGCCAATACCAGCGCTTGTAAATAGGGCTAAGACACCAGAGAGCATATCTCCCGGCATCTGATAGGCATACTTCCATTCATCGATAGGAGCAGTAGACAGCCGATTTAGCTGCACCTTTTTAACGCTCCAGCTCCATTGATAGTTTGAAAGCAGCGAGTCACGGAGATCTGGATAAAGTCGATCACAAGCCTGGGCTGAGTCAGATCCTTCTGTAAAAGAAGAAATGGGCGAAGCGCCCAACAGTATCAGAGCATCCGAGCAGATCGAGAGTGAAGTATCACCAGCAGCCATAATCGTTCTCCGTAAAGGGTAAAGGGGGCCAGTGGGTCCAGCCCCCTCTTTCTTTAGATTACTGCCGTTGTAATAACGCCAGAGGTGTTGGTGGCGACAAGCGTTTGACCGCCATCGCTGCCGTATGTGTAGATCCAATCACCAGTAGTGATAAGAGCTTCAACTGTGTTGAAATAACCAGAGCCTGCAATAGTAGCTTTGTTATCACCAGAAGATTTGTAGCTATAGATAGCTGGAGCATTGCCGCTTTTAGAAGCGCCAACTGTTGCCCAATTTGCTGTTGCGAATGCCATGTCTTATTCTCCTTATTCAGTGCAAGAAATTTTGACAATGCCTTCGCCGTCGATTGAGACGGAACCAGCAGAGAACATGGAGCTAACCAAGAACGATGTCTTTTCTGGGACATAGTTGACTTCGGTTTTCTGAGCCATCGACTCAGCATAGCCCATCGAATCTTTGTGCCAGGCAAAGCAAGTACGAGTAGAAGGCTTAGGAATGCCGCCTTCGTCACGGTCGCCCATTGTCAAGATGTTGAAGCCCATGAACGTGTTGATCTCACCCTGGACAAGAGCTTTTACAGAAGCAAAGTCTTGGCTTGTGATTTCAGTTTCACCGAGCAAAGAGTCGAGCTGAGAAGCGTGCATGAGCAAGTTACGACCCTCAGAAGGTACGTTATTCTCGTTCATTGCTTTCGCAGTAGCGCGGAGCTTTTCGATGTTCATGTTTGTGCCAGCGCCACCGATTGTTGTTGCAACAGTAGATGTGCCAGTGGCCGCGTTCAGAGCATCGATCATGATCTGGTCCATGCGTCGGGCAATAGACTTAGATACAACCTGTACCAATTCAGAACGCTCATCAAAGTTGATGTGGGACTGCTGGAAGATGTCTGAGTATTCTGCTGCAATGTAGTCTTCCATTGTCGCAGTTACTTGGCCGTATGTGACGTTAAGCGGTGTAACATCGGTTTGTGGTACGCGGAGCGTAGCTACACCTTTACCGATTGTTGGAAACTTAACAGTGTTACCGGCAACGCCGGTTCGGGTCCGCATTGTGCCACGAAGCACAGATTCGGCTTGATACGCTTGTTTGACCTCAGAATCGAAAAGATCAACAAACGCGGTTGAGACGTTAATCGCCATTTGCAAAAACCTCCTTTTGCGTTTCAATTAAACGCTTCCGTTATCCGAGGTTCCGGGCGGTCGCTTGCGCGTTATGGCCGCGCCAGCCAGTAGATTACTACATCTAACGGGCCGAGCGCGGTTAGCCGTTATGGCTAAAATACACGCAAGCGATATTTATTGCAAGTCTCTATCACTTCTGCTGTGATTGGAACCACTTTTGTTCCATCTGAGTGCGCCAAGCAGCATCGCTTTGCCAGCGTGGATCAGATATAGCAACCTGTAAATCCTGCTTTGTCATGGTCTCTTGCTGTACCGTAGGCTTGATTGGAATGTTCTCATTCGTAATTGCCTGGTGATACTTTAAGAAAGCATTGATAGCGTCAGCATTGTTCAGAGAATAAGCTATCGCTTCACGCTCAGAGTTGTTCAGTGGAGCCTTCATAAGAACACGCTCAGTCATTTGGATCTTCTCAGAGGCATTGGCCCCTAGTTTCTCCATTTCCGCGCGTTGATCGTATTGTACGCTTTCCTGCTCATCCTTAGACAAGGCAAGTACACGGCCTGCGAGATCCTCGAATGCGCCCTGGCTAATCCCGTTCTCTTTAGCCCAATCCTGATATACGGCGACAGTCGGATCGTCAGCGTCCAAACCCTGATCCGAAAGCCCAGATACATCATACTCTTCCGGTGCTTTATGTTTTCCGGCTTTAAACTTTTTCTCAAGCTCTGCATAACTCTTTGCCAGCTTTTCAACATCTGGACCGTCCTCATCCCAAAACTTCTCTGGATAATAATCTGGCCGCTCTAGTGCCTCATCATCCTCACTAGCAGCAACAGGCTCCCCCTGTGGCTCCTCATGTACTGCAACAGGCGCATCCTCTTGAGGAGTGTCCGGCTCTGCTACGTTAATCATTGGGGCATCAGCCTCCACTTGTTCTGCCATTGCTTCAGCCATTGTTTGACCTTTCTATTCTTTTCTCAATCATGCGTACCATCTCTGCCATGCCCGTCCTAACATAGCCGAAACTCGCATCTTCTCCTGGGAACCAAGTCGGTTGCTCAATAGTAACACTGCGCAAGTGACTTAGAACACGCTGCCCCTCTGTGCTTTTAAACACCTTGCCATATAGAACATCTATATCAGCAGCCTTCGGGCTTTCACTTGTTGCTTGGGTTAAACCTTCCCACCCATCGGGTGAACTCATTGCATAGCCTCCATTGTTGCCCCACCATCATCAGCAGTCGGCGGCCCTTGTTCGGCCATTGCTTGCGCCTGCATCTGTTGCATCATCATTTCTTGCTCCTCCGCTGTGGTGAGCAATTCCTGCTTGATGTTCATCTTATCGGCAATGAATGCTGTGATCCTTGGGATCGACAATGCCATCTGACCCTGTGGGCCTAGAGCGTTGGCAATTTGCATAAACTGCACGATGTCGTTTACTTCTTGAAGCTTCTGAGCCTGAGCCAAAGGAGCCACCGGCGTAACCTTGACCTCTACACCGTTAACCTTGAGCGGCAGATCGATGTAGCCAGCTTGGTCCATCACATAGAGAATGCGCGATACCAGCGGGATCATAGTCTCATCAATCAATCGACCAAACGCAGAACCCAGATTAGAAGCAAGCTCACGGGATCTCTCAGCGATCTCAGTCGCAGACCGGGCCGACATATTGTCAGGCGGCAACGTATCATCCATCAAGATCTTCTTAATGTTCATGCGTAGATCATTCATAACAATCTGGCTTGTGTTGAAGTCACCGGCGCGTGGCAATGGAGACAAGGACGGACCCTGTGCGCCACCGTTACGAGCAACACCAATGATTGCACCAGGCTGGATCTTTACGTTCTGAGGGTTGAGAACACCGTCATCAGCAGCCGTATATACGCCAGCAATAGACAGAGACGCATTCTTGAGAACCAGCTCCACTGTTTTGTTCAGTGTCTTGATGTCAGCAATCGCTGTAACCAATGGACCGCGACCGTAGATCTCGCCAGCAACCTTCATGTACCGAGCAACGATAAACGGCGAAGACTTCATAGTGCGATATACAAGCTCTTGTCGCTTACCAGGCCAGATCACATGATAGCAATACATGGCTCTCTCGTAGTCATAGACCACCGCATCCATAAGATCTATCTCTTTCGATGGAGATCGTGATATCGCATCAGCCAACTCTGGCGTGATTTCTGCGTCTGGATACTCTTGTGGTATCGCCTCTGCCTTCATGCGGATCTTGCGGTAGACGTTATCTACATTGCCAAACGTACCTTCTTCGATAGATACGAGATACTGAGGGATTGGAGTAAACCGGATCGGAGTGGCCTCATCACCAGGTGTTACCATCATAACGGCAGTACCCACGCAGAGATCCAACAGGAACTCACCCATAGCCAAGTCAAAGTTAGTCTGGCGCATTACCTCAAACATCCGTTCCGTGTACGCATCGAGCGCAGCTTGAGCCTGTGGCTGTTGCTCTTTAGGAATGCCGCTACCGGCTTCCAAACGACACCACGCCTTTTGAGGCGGGAACAAACCAGCTTGAATGCGATTAGCGAAGCGCTGAGTTGCCGATATAGCTGTTGAGTCAAACACACGGCCCATCTTCCGCTGACCGGCAGTGCTGCCCTCGTAGTTACCATCATACATATTGCGTTGCGGCAGAGCGAACTCATAGCAGTCTTCATAGATAGAACGCCATTGATCTTTGCGAGATTGAGCCTTGGCCTCACGCTCCATTATCTCTCTTACGTCTAGCCGAGCCATCTGATTATCCTTTTTTATTACGGTTAGCGAAGTTACGCGCCGCCTCTACCGATCCAAAACCCCATGCCTTTAGAGCCAGAGCCTTGCGGGTGGGTTCACCCTTCTCATTCTTCATTGGCCCCTTCATCCCCGCGAACCTAGCGGCAAAGCTTACTCGCCTGGGATTGGTCCCTGTTTTGACAGGCGCTTTTAAATTGCCCCCGTCCTTACGTTCAAAGTGTTTTCGGCCAGCTTCATTCAGACCGCCCTTTGGGTTTTGATGAGCCTTCTTAACCATGTCTTACTTCTTAGCCTTAGGCTTGGCTTTTGCTTTAGCCTTTGGCTTTTCTACCCAAGCTTCATTCTCAGGCGTGTTAGGATCGTCAGCAACAAACCCGCCCTTAGCATTTCGAGCGCGAACCAACTCAACGGCTGGGCGGTTTCTGTGGTGAACGCGGGGATCTGATTTTATTTTAGTCATGTCGAACCTTTCTAATCTACAAAAATTAGCTTCATTTTTTTAGCCATAGTTTCAGCAGCTTCATATTTCTTACGGCGTTCACGGCCTATTTTTCGCCTTGCCGCTTTTTTTGCGGCACGATCAGCAGCAACCTGTTGAGCAACTAACTGATCTGGGGTTGGACCGGCACGTCTTGCGGGGCCATCGTCATTGAGGCTATTCACAAACGCATCATGCTGGGCCTGGAGCTTTGATTTCTTTTGCTTTGAGACGGTATCTTGAAGATGGACGGGTAGGCCCGACTGACTTGGCTTCTGCGTGAACTGATTAATGGCACCAAGAATATTCATCAACATTAATTGCCGCCTCCTAAGTTAGAGCTTTTTGGCGGCGCATCCGGCCCCTCCATTCGTTCAGGGGAGAAGAGCAACCGCAAGCCACCTGTTCGGCGCAACCGGCGGCGCTTTTGTACGCCTCGCATTTCAGAAATCTCAGAAGCCTCTGCACGTTCATCCGCCCTCGCTCTAGCAGCAGCCGCATCCTGTTCGGCAGTAAGTTGCGCTGCGGTCTTAGTCGGAGCCGCTGACCTGCCACCACCAAATAGTCCACCCATGTTAAAACCTCACCATCATATAGTAGTCAGACCCATCCGGTCCGTACTTTCTCATAACACTTTCTACCTCGAAACGTAGTGCCTTGGCAAACCTAAATGCGGTATCGTTATTGCTATTTACGCAAATCTGTAGCCTTTTTATGTTGTTATTCTCTATTGCGGTATCGGTTAGTTGCTTAGATGCACGGATAACCGATATCGCATGTCGGTCTATCTCCTCTCCAGGTACAAGCCACATCTCCGCAACTCCGTCCCAGAACGGCCTGATGCCAAATGCAGAGATAACCTTGCCCCTGCCTATGCCTGCCCAACTCATACCATCTACTGCGTGGTCCCAGACGTAATCCAGATAGTTGGGTATTACGTTTACGAAGTCACGGTTTTCTTTCTTGAGCCGTATCCTGGTAAGATGCTCATAGCTAAGAGGTACAATATGCTCGTCGTGGCCCATTCTTACCTGGGGAAGCTGCACTAAAGCCATTAGAAGATCTCAAAGTCTGTGCTTGCGTTGAATGTTTGCCCACCCGCAAAGCTGTTTCCATATGTACCGCGCCGCAATCTGCGTTGTTCACCGCCACCGAGCATCAAGTATCCAAAGGCATCGCCACAGTGAGAATGTTCGTTCTTTACCGGAGCATCCTTAAACCGATCTTGCCCAGCGCCCATAGACACACGCTTGAAGAAATACCCACCACTCAGAGATTTGCGCAGCCGCAAACATTTTTTATTGACAAGCAATCCAGGTTTACCACCAACCAGCCTGTTCATAGGAGCCGCAGCAGCCTCACGCCTTACATTGAAAGCATTGCTATCCGTTGGCTGTGCGCGAAACCCAATAGACTGCAAGTGATCGAAAGCAGTAACCTCATAGATCTCGTCGCGCTTGTTACCCGCCGGGTCTCCCCAGATCTGCACCTCTGCCTTGTTAAAGCTTGCAGCGATCTTGCCTATCAGCTCCTGCCCAAAACGCTCAAGCCCCATGTCAAACGTCACAAGCTCATCGAGGATCTTCCACGCGCCGCCGGATGTTCTTTGCCCAAAAATAGCCGCCGGTGTCAAACCAAAGTCAACGCCGATCTGTAGAGGGTATTGCGGATCATACTGCACGTCAGCAGACATCATTTCATCGTCATACTCAGGCCAGACCGGCCTGCCTTCCTGCACAAACGTAAACTTGCCCTCTGCGTAGCACCTGATCCAATCAGCGTTCTTGCCGCCTAGAAGCTGCTCATAGTATCCATCCGGCAGATGCACCTTGTTCTCAGCAGATGGATTGACCATCCACCACTTGCCACCGGAAAATACAAAACCATTTGCTTCCGGGTTCTCTGGTAGATCCTTGGCCCCCACCTCCAAGACACCACCTGGCTGACGATAGAACTTCCAAGGAAACCGGCCACCGATAGGGTTCTTCTCTGAAAGCTCATGCCACCAGTGATCCGCATCGGGCGGGTTGGTATCCATGATAATCCCGTACCAGGACGCACCACCGTCTGATTTAGTTGGGTAACGGCCAACTCGGTGTGTCAAGCCATCAATCACAGCCTTCGGAAGCTCTCTGGCCTCATTCACCCATGCACCAGTTAGCTCCAACGAGAGCAGCTTGCGCACATCTTGGGGCGTAGAAAGGGCCATGAAGATAACCTCACAGTCGATACCAGGCGCATCATCTCTGCTGGGGAGTTTAAGATGGTGGGTAATCGGCGGTTGCCAGCGCATCTGGCCCCATACATCTTCCGGGAAGAGCTCCTGCCATGTCTTGATCGTAGTCGTTCTAAGCTCTGGATAGGTATTACGCACGATCACAAACCGCGAATACCGTATGCCATCGCGCGGAGAAGGCTTTTGCTGGACAGCTTTTAACATAATCTCAGCAGCACAGCCGTATGACTTACCCGATCCCACCGGACCCATCAGGCCGCGAACAAAAGACTTATCGTGTAAAAACTTCCAGACCGTAGCAGACTTAGAGAAATCCAAGTTCATGCTGGGGAGATCAGTCATTGCCAACATCCTTGCGGCCTGGGTTGCGTTTTTCCCAGGATGACTTTTTACATACCGGACTGCAATATTGCTTGTGCCTTGGCCTTGCAACAAAGGCTACTTCACACCCCTCACTTGGGCCATGCTCCTTAAACCTCTTGCATACGGTTATTGGAAGCCCCTTGTCCAACTCAGAAACACACAGCAAAAATTCAATGTGTTTAATTTTATCCTCAAGTTCTGCAACCTTAACTTCCAGCCTACTCATCGTCAGCC